TCTTCAATGGCCCGGTGGATGTGGATGACGCTATAACAGACATCATTCCGTCCAGAAACAGCGTTTCAATGGACTTCCCTGACGGGGATTGTTACTTCAGGACTACAACATCGGACAATGGGGTACCTGTACTGGGTACTGGTTCGTTCTCGGTAATGGCGGTTGTTCGTAACGAGACTAACAGCTTTGCTAAGATTGTAGGGGCTTGGAATTCAGCCCAAACTGGGAGTGCTGACGCAGCGATGCAGCTCCGGAAATTCTCTAGTGGTTTTGGTAACGTCACGCTCGGCGCCGTGACCAACACTGCACAATCACCATCGCAGCCGAACTTCGCCGTCTTCCTCGATAATACAGGAACGACGTGGTACAACATGATAATGACTTTCAACTCTTCTAATGGAGAGGCTAAGGCCTACATGGATGGAGATTTTAAACAAACCATTACAATGCCTGGTACCAGAAAGTCTTGGTCGGAATTCACAATAGGTGCTGCCAGAGTGAGTGATGTCATTGGTGAGTTCTGGTTTGCAGAGATCGACACAATAGCTGTATGGGATACAGAGCTATCAGATAGCGAAGTAGATGATGTTTATAACAATGGGGCTACAGAAGTGAACCTTTCTGTCGTAGGCCCTACGTCTAATTTAGCAGCATGGTACAGATTAGGGGAGTCAGGTGACACTCTGACCACTCTACAAGATAAGTCAGGTAATGGACATCATATGGTACGAATAGGCACTGCGTCCAATATAATTACCACGGCGGTCCCAAATTAATTCCTTGACATCAAGGGGAGAATGACGTATAGTTGATACGTAAAGACAGGAAAGCCCCTGTCGCATTACTTAGGGAGAGGTCTAAATGAAAATTGAGATTGCTGCGCTAGATTTAAAGCGCGCGCTGAACACGTGCAACGAAATTGCACCTGCCAGCTCCGCTATCGCAGAAGAGAAGACAGGCGTCCTTGTTCGCGCAGAAGGAGACTCCGCAGTTTTCACTTCCTCCGATGATAATTTAGGTGTTCGGGTAGAAGTACCCGCAATTGTTAAAGAAGCAGGAGAGGCCCTGGTTAAAGCAGGGTCGGTAGCAACTTCGGTTACTGCCACTTTTGAGGACGTTGGGTTCGATAACGAGCCTAATACAGTCATATTGGCAACCACCTCTAAGAGTACCCTCAAGATCTCTGGTGGCAATCGTGTGTCTGAAGGTCAGACTCTCAAGCATGTGAGGAATTTCCCACTGCTGAACGCAGGTTTCTTCATTGAAGCCCCTGAGTTTAATGACTCTTTGTCCACTGAGTTCCCGACCTTCCAGTTCATGGATGGTCTGTCTAAGGTAAGCCACGCTGCTTCCAAGGACGCTTCCAAACTACACTTCAATTGCATTCAACTTACCCTTAACGACAACGAAGTTGTCTTCGCCGCAACAGACGGCATCCAAATCGCAGAGTTCAGACGAGCCGCCGAGGTCAATGGCCTTCGCGGCTCTTTCATTTTGGGGCTTAAGTTTGCTACCGTAGCATCCAAGCTCGTTAACCCCACATTTGACTTTGTAGATATGTATGTTGAGGACGATCAGTTCTTCCTGAAGAGCGGTGGAACTGTCCTGGTAGGTACTCTGATTAGTACTTCCTTCCCGGACTACACCTCTTACATGGTTACTGAGGGTCTGAAGCTCGCTACCTTCCCCCGAGACGCTTTCATGTCTGTTCTCCAGGGAATGCAGCCGACTGTGGATGCCAAGAGCCATCGACTGGTTGTCGATGCGTTCAAGAAGGGTAACGCAAGTCTTTCTACCTCTAGCATTACGGGTGAGGCGGAGAGTTCTGATCTTGAGGTCACTACCCCTGACGATTTCACGCTACACTTTGACTCCATGCTGCTTCAGAATTCTCTGCGACAGCTTAAGGGTGAAGAGTTTGAGTTCTATTTCACTGAGGATGCTCGTGGTGTGCTGCTGAAGTCGCCTAAGGATGAGGATTTCAAGGCGTTTGTTTGTACCCTTAAGAAGGTTGACTGATGTCCCTATACTTCGACGAAGAAGAGGCAATCAAAACTCTTCAGGATCGAGGTTATCGGGTCATCAAGGTGGATTTTCCGGACACTACGTCGGTCACCACCATGAAGAAGCTGGTAGAGTATTTCTATGCTCGCAGGTTCTTCCACAATTCTGACCGTGTGTTTCCTGCTTCTATAGATTGGAAGAAGGATAACCTCTACGCGTCAGATTTAGTACGTTCAAGACAGAAATTAGGTCTCAGCAGGAAGGATGCCGTCAGAGAAGCAGCCGCTTTGATCGATGCATTGTTCAAATATGAGAGCTTTTTGAAGCTCCGGGAGCCTATTAACCACCTGACTATTCTTACATCCCGTCCTGTCATGGACAGAATCTGTGGTTACATGAATGCAGAGGTGAGTGAGGTGGAGGAGACTAAGACCGGTGAGTATATCGAGAAGATCAACAAGATTTATGATCGGGAGTATGCTCAGAGAGACTTTGAAAAGGCTGCGGAATCACGAAAGAAGATTTTGGAGAAATTAAATGACAACAGCTAAGGAAAGCAATCAGATCATTGGCGTGACCACCAAGGCGATTGAGAAAGAATATGGTCACGTAATTAAGTGGCTCGGAGAAGCAGCTGAGGAGAAGCGTGAGTATTTGTCCACCGGTTGTTTAGGTTTGGACAATGCTGTAGGACGTGGTGGTTTTGAACGCGGTCTTATTCTTGAGATCTTTGGGAATGAAGGTGTCGGGAAGAGTTTCCTTGGCTATAGCGTGATGCTTGAGGCCTGTAAGATAGGACATAAGTGTGCTATCGTCGATGCGGAGAACTCTCTGGATCCAGGACTCTTACTACAGATTGGGCTCCCCGAGAAGCAGGTTATTGTTGCAGATGGGGCACCTACTGGAGAAGCTAACCTCAGCATCGCTCAAAGCTTGATGGAGACTGGAGAGTTTGCGGTAGTCATGATTGACAGTGTAGCTGCCTTGGTTCCCGAGGCGCGAATGGAGGCAGACTTCGACCAACAGTCGATGGGATTGCACGCACGGCTCCTGAGCGCAGGAATCCAGAAGATTCTACCTGTAGTCAAGAGAACCAATACTCTTTTGATCTTCATCAATCAGATCCGAAACAAGATTGGATCTTATGGTAACCCAGAGACTACCACAGGTGGTAAAGCCCTTCCTTTTTATGCAGCATACCGTGTACAGGTACACGGTGGTCAGTCTAAAAGCAGTAAGCTGCTGGACGGTGCAGGAGAAGTGTATGGGCATCGAACTGTGTTCAAGGTGGTGAAGAACAAGCGAGCCGCTCCCTGGAGACAGGCAGAGGTAGATCTGATTTATGGGCTCGGATATGACACGGACGGTGAATTACTGGATTTGGGTGTGGATATGGGCCTAATCGAGAAGGGTGGGGCCTGGTTAACCTATGGGGATTACAAGTGGCAGGGTAAAGATAAGGCTAAATTAGCCCTACAGAAAGATATTCCTATGCGAGATGCCCTGGAGAAGCAATTACGTCGTATAATTACAGGGGAAGTAGTCGAAGAGCCTGTAGAGGCGAAAACCGAAATCGAAGTAGGAGAGACAGTAGATGATAAGTCACCTCGCAAAAAGCGTGCTGGAAAGTCTGCAGACAGCACTGCCTAATACTCTAATCAAACAAGAAGAGTATGTAAATTACAAAGGGCAGCGATTGTTCTTCGACTTCTACCTCCCTACGCTGAATCTTTACGTAGAGGTACAGGGTATGCAGCACACAGAGTTCAATAAGCATTTCCACAACGACGCAGCTGCATTTAAGGGTCAGAAGAAGAGGGATGGTCTTAAGAAAGAGTGGTGCGATTTGAATGATAACACCCTCCTCTGTGTAAATTACGATGAAGTCCCTGTATCTACAGGGGATTTGCTTACCAAGATAGAAGAGGCACAAAATGATGGATGATCTTGTAAGAGACAGACTAAAGCAGGTGTCGGACGATTTGTCCTTGCACTCTGCTGC